TCAGTTGCCAACCGGGTTCAGATACAGCCGCGCTCCGTCGGACTCGCGCTTGCCCGACCAGCGTCCACTGCGGTCCTGGCGGAACCGGCCAATGGTGGTGTTGCTGGTGTCGGTAATCAGCAACTGGTTGCCCGACAAAACCCAGCGGTTGGCCGGGAAGAAGCCATCCGGGCAGCCTGCGGGCACGTAGGCGCTGTGCCCACCGAACCACTCGGCGTCCTTGAGTTCGATGGTGCAGGTGTTGCCGTTTTCCTGGCCAAGCGTCCAGCGCCCCACCAGTTCTTCGCCCCAGCCGGGACGGCCGCCGTGATGGTTGCCATGATCGTGACCGTGCGACCAATCGTCGTCATCGCCGCCCATGTCGATCTCCACCGAGCTGCCCTTGCTCTCGCTGCGCGACTCCGAATGCGAGCTGCCGCTGCTGGTGGATTGCTGGTTGAGCGAACCGAAGTTGCCGAACGCGGAGTCGCCGTTCTGATCGGAGCTGGTCGTTCCGTCCTGGTCCTGCCCGGTCGTCGACTGGCTGCTGGTGGTGGTCGTGCTGGAGCTGTCCTGCTCGCTGCTGGTGCGCTCCTCCATCGAACCGAACGACACGTCCTGGCCAAGGGCCACGGCCGGGGAGCCCAGCAGGAGCAGGGCGAGCAGAGGGGTAGGGGGGAAGTTCGTTGCCATTGCTTTCTCCAGACGTAGACCGACGGGAACAGCGCGAGGCAAGCGGAGCACACCCGGCGTGAGCGGACTGGCAATAAAAAAGCCGGGACCCCGTTTGAAGGAGGTCCCGGCTCTTTGGGTCCTTGCGGACCGTCTTATGGTGGAGGTGGGCTCTACCTGAAGCAGCAGGATAATCCTTACGCCGCAAGGGGTCGAGGGGTGCTGTCGCCTCCGATACCCCCATCGCTACCCCCGCTTCCGAGCTGCTGGTCGCGGGCATCGACCTGCAACTGAATCCATTCCTCAACTTCCGATTCGAGCCACCGAACTGATGCCCCTACGGGCACCTGTTTCGGGAACGTTCCAGCCGAAATGCGCGAATACATGGTCGATTTTGGCAGGCCCGTGCGGTCAAGGACCTGCTTCAGGCGTAGGAGTCGGCGGGGTGAGGGGGCGATGGTACTGGTGTCAGTCATGTGGTCTCCATGGCCGCGGCGCGCGGCTAAGTCAGTGGCGGCAGAGCAGGGAGGACGGCGGCAGTCATGTGCCAGCCGCTCGACCGGTAGCCGGCATCGGTAAGCGAAGCTGGATTACGTTGTCGACGGGTGCCGTGATCGCGGGAAGCGCCTTGGGCGCGCTGCGGCCGGGGCGGTTGTTCCGTCGCCATTCGATTAGGGCGGCATGCGGCTCGACGTGGCGGCGGGTCGCCTGGCACTGGCACTCGACAAAATGCCCGCCGCCGGCGGCGATTCCGCGGAGATCGTGGATGTGGCGCGCTCTGTGGCCGGCGGCGCACTTGGGCAGGCCCTCAGGGTGGCTGATGTGTCGCTGCGTCATGTGCGGCTCCAGGAAGGATCTATTTCATTTGCAACTGTTGTGATTTGCGCTTGAAAGGCAGACATTCGAGTTGGAAGTAGTCGAGGTGAGGCATGGGTTCGAAGGAAGCACCGGAGTCGTTTCACAGCGTCACGTTGGCGGTTGACCGGCAGAGCTATACGGCGCACCTGTGGCGAGGAGGTCCCGCGCAGTGGCGTCTGCTGTCGGTGGAAGTCCGTGCTGGCGCAATCCCGGTTCTGGACCGGGTTGACTACGCTTGTTGTCGAGCGGCGCTGGAGGCTGCAGAGCGGGCTGTCCTCGCTGAGCTGGCCGAGCGGGAATCGGAGCACCGAGGCGCAGCCTGACCAGGGTAGGGGGACCATCACGCGGCTTCCGCCATTGGCATCGAAACGGGGTCCAAGTTTGCTTCTGCCAGAGCTCGGAGAGGGGGCGGACTGACGCTGTTCCCAACCATACGCACGGCGGCGCTGGTAGTGAGCGGCGTCCCGTTGGCGGTGCGATCGATGATGTAGCTCGCGGGGAACCCCTGCGCGCGGAACAGCTCGTGCGGCTTGAGCATGCGCAAACCGATGTCCACGATGACGTAGGGCGTGCCCCGGATAACCACAGTGACCAGCGCCAGGCGGTCGCGGGTTGTTACGGTATCAAGGGGGTCGATCAGCGAAGGCACGTTCGCGCCACTGCCGTAGTACTTGATCAGGAATGCGGCAACCCGCAGAGCGCCCGCTTCCTGCTCTTCCGACAGGACTGCGAGGTCGGCGGACACCAGCCGTTGCTGGCTTCCGCTGGCGGTGATGGAGCTCACCGGGTCGCGTGCGTCGTTCCCAGCGCCCTCGTAGAAACCACCGTTCGCCTGCTCAAGGAAGGCGGTGGCAATTCCCAGTGCGTGTGCGGCCCCTGCTGGGCGCGCGGCGCCGGCGCCCGAGGTGATGGTGGGCACAGGCTCGGTGGCCGGCGTCCCAATGCTATTGCCCCGGAATTTGACCAAGTGCGGTGCCACCAGGGCGGTGTCGGCCTTCGTGGTCATGGTGTAGAGCGGTTCACCACCGGCACGCGGTTCAGATTGCCCTGCGCGGCCGCCGACGCCAGCGAGGATCGGTGTCACCACCGAGAAGTGGCCTCCCTTGACGCGGGCGCAGACCGTGCGCAGCGGCTCGACCGCGGACATGGTGCGCTGGTTGCTGGCATTGGCATGCTCGGCAATGAACGGCGCCAGTTCCGGTTCGGCCAGCATCAGCTCTCCACGGTTGGCGGCGGTGATGGTGCGCATCGGTTCGCGCACGTCGTGCACCCGGTCGCCACCTTGGTGGGTCACCGGGACGATGAAGGGGTCCGCCGAGTTGATGACGTGGCGCATGACACCCTTGGCGATGCGGCGCATAGTTGCGTCCGCGAGCGGCCGGCTGCGGGTGAAGATGGATGGGCAGGGGATTGAAAAGTCCAAGCAGTCAGCTGCGGTGACGCGCGGCTGCTGGTCCTTCCCTGGGCCGTGGCTCGCGGTCGGCCAGATGATGGATTCACCGTCTCGGCGGGCCAGCAAGAACAGGCGTTCGCGGCTGGTGCCGGCGCCGTAGTCGCTGGCCACGAGCTTGCGCCATTCGACCATGTAGCCGAGTGCGCGGAGCGCGGCGACGAACTGCTGCCAGGTGCGGCCCTTGTAGCGGTTGTCCGGCACCAGTTGCTGGCATTCGACAGGCACGCGCTCGCCGCGCGCTGCAACGGTTCCGTCCATCTTGAGCACGCGGCGGGTCGCCTTGCAGCGCTTGGCGACCAGCGGGCCCCAGGTGAGGATCTGCCACACGTTTTCCATGGAAATGATACGGGGCGAGGTGTTGGTGCCGTTAAGGGCGTCAGCTCGGCGCAGCTGGCCCACCCACTTCAGCACTACCCAGGACAGGGCGCGAGTCTTCCGGCTTCGCGGCTGGCCGCCCTTGGCCTGGCTGAAGTGCGTGCAGTCCGGAGAGGCGTGGAACCAGCCGATGGACCGCCCGGCGACGTCCCGGCGTGGATCAGCGTGCCAGATGTCCTCCCGGTGGTGCTGGGTAAGCGGGTGATTCGCAGCGTGCATGCCGATCGCGAGCTCGTCGTGGTTGTACGCCAGCGCCGGATCAATGCCCAGGGCCTGCTTGAGCCCTTCGCTAGCGCCGCCGCCGCCGGCGAACAGGTCGACGACGATCTCTCCTTGGCGCAAGCGAGAGCGCTGCGGCAGAGGAAAGTTGAAAGTGCGGGAACCGTCAGCCACGGTCGTTCTCCATGTTTTGGACGAGGGCCGGGAGGTAGCGGTCCGTAGCAAGATGGGTTATCCACCTCATCTCACTAGATTGGATGCGACCCATCGCGCGAATACGTGGTGAGTTGCGGCGATGTGCCACGCAACTGCTGGATGAACATTTCAGTTTCGGTATAGGCCGATAGGCATGTAGCGCCTGCGTCGTAGGTTGGTAGAATTCTTGAAATCGTTTCCACAGAGGAAGTGGATGTACATCGAGATCCATCAAAGGCGCGGCGTTTGGGCGCGCATCACGGGGAGCAGCGGCTGGCGCTGGAGACTCAAGACGCGCGATGGCGTCGTCTTGATAGACGCTCGCGAGACCTTTGACGACCGCCAAACCTGTCTGAGCGTGGTGTCGCTGTTGATCGCGGGGGTCACCGCTCCTGTGATGGATGCCGAGACCCGACGCTTGCTCCGGCCCCTTGCCGGGCACTGGGTAGAAGGCGAGGAGTTCATCCGGTAGGGGCCGGACTCTTGCTAGTGCCGAGTACTTGCGCAGTCCCTTCTGGAGCGTCAGGTTCCTTTGGCCGCAGTTGGTGATGTTCATGCGCGGCCCTTCGTGGTGACCTGGGTGCGAAGGTCGCGGGGCGGGGTGATGGTTGCGATCGTCGTCGTGGAAGACTTGGATCGTCGAGGATGGCCGCGTAGGATCGCCACAAGAGTGCGAACCAGGTAAAAAGCGTGGATCAGCAAGGCATTGGACGGCATATTGAGAAGCGGTTTATGTACAAGCGGTGCCATTACACGATCCGCCTGAAAGCCGTTGCCAACGGGGTCGTCGTCGAAGAGGTGGCCATTGAGAACGGGCTTAGAGGCGTGATCGCCGGAGTTGTGTTCGACTCCCAAACGGAGGCGTTGAACTCTGCGCACCACCTGGCGATGAACCTCATTGGGAAGTAGTGTGTAAATCGTCCTCATGCCAAGGTTTCCTTGTCGTACTGGTCGAGTCGTTCGAGCAGGTAGGCGGTCTCTCGCTTCCACTTCGATGCGTCCGAGAGGCTGATGATCTTGATGCTGGCGAAGCGCTGGAGCGCTTCCAGCGGCTCACGGAACCAGGAAGGGTCGAAGGGGAGGGCGGTACGGCTATCGGGAGTCGGGGCCGGTGGTTCGCAATTGGGCCCTGCGTAGAAATGGCCGTCACCGCAGTCCTGGCAGACGTCGTTCTTGAAGCGGTGGCTTTTCCCCGGCTTGTCAGCCTTGGGATGCAGGTAAAGGGCGCGGATATCGAGCTTTCGGCGCCTCGCGTGCACCACGTCAGCGTCTTCTGCCTTGATCCACGGCTCGACCGAGTACAAGGGCCTGCACTCGATGCGTACGGGCTTCTGCGGGCCGTACAGCTGGACCATGAAGGTGCGCGCCCAAGCGGCGACCTCGTCGGCAGGCACCGGCTCGCCGGCGGCGCCAGCCCGGCGCATGGCGCGCACGGTCGCTGCAACGGTCTCGGGTGCAGCTGTCGTCATGGGCGAGGCCCCAGCGATCTGATCTGGTCAAGCATCCGGTCAAAGTGCGCGGCTTGGTTCCGTTCTACCCAAGCTGCGGCCACGGCAACGGTGATCGCAGCGCCAATGACGACACCAAGCAGGAACGCCACGGCGTTCATGCGGCACCTGGCGGCATGTCACCGCGGAACTGGCGACTCAGCTTCTGCGCGGCGGCGACCACCGCTTGTCCGCGGTTACCCGCGCGCTGCTCGGCGCGCAGCTGGCGAAAGAGCGGCGCCGGGTTGAGGCCGGCGGCGAGAATGTTGTCCCGCACGGTCTGGAACTGGCGGAAGTCGAAGACGTTGGTGCTCATGGGGCACCCCCTTGAGCGGCGTCCAGCGCTGCGCGCCGGCGTGCGCGAGCGGCCTCCAAGCGGGCGTCGGCGGCGTGCAGGATGGCGAAGTCGCTGTCGTCCGCAGTGGTCGGACCGTGCTCCCTGTTCCACTGCCTGTACGCGTCCAACTTGTGGGCGCTGGCCGCGTCGTATTCGACATCCGCTGCGATCAGCTCGGCGACGGCAGCACGCACGTCGAGCAGGTTCTCGACGTTGCCCGTGTGCCCGGTTGCGCGGCAGTCCGCAATCTCGGTTTCGAGCACAGCCACAGCAAGGGCATTCATGCCGATACCTCGACCAGGTCGGCATTGCCCAGCTGCAGCTCCAGCGGCCGGCGAGGGAACATGCCCACGCGGGGGCGGTGCAACTGCAGCGCTGCGCGGGACAGGTCTTGGCAGAGCTGGGGAACGGCGTCGGGTTCGAGGCTGAGCAGGGCGTCGCCAATTTTGACGACGACGGCGTTGTTCTGCGGGCGCGCTTCCACGACGGCGGGAGCGCGGGCGCTAAGGGTAAGGTGCGGCATGGAAGGTCTCCGTGCCCCGGCCCGGATCGGCTGCTACAGGGGCAATGGCGACACATTACCGAAACGGTTACCTCAGTGCAATACCGAAACGGTAATTGCTCTAGCCCGCATCTGCGCAGGTGCAGCCAGGACAGCAAAAAACCCCGCCTAGGCGGGGTCGGGAAGTGTGAGTGAGGTCAGCCGTACCGGGGGCGTAGCAGGCCGGCATCCTCGAACGTAACGCCGTCCCGGATGCATTCCATGGCTCGCTCCAAGTCGCGATGCAGGGCAATCAGCTTATCGTCAGCAAGCTCTTCAATGCCCGACACGCCGAAGCATGCCTGATCGATCAACAACTGCATCTGTGGTCCCCAGTGACGGCGGAAGTGCCTAATCATCCTGTAATGGGAGTCTCTGGTGATGCTATCCATGCCGCGCGCTTTGGCGAGCGGAACGACCTTCAGATGTGGGCGGGCAGTCCGGTTGCCTTCGCCCTTGTCCATGGCTTTAGCCAGTCGCTGCGCCAGGTCCTGCAGCTGGTCCTCTCTTAACGCCATCCTTTTCCCTGCTCCTTTCCAGCCTATCCACGAATGCGCGCATGAAATCCACCACGTTGGTGTCGTCGAGGGATCTTGCTTCGGCTGCGACCGTCTCATAGGCGGTCGCAAGCGCTTCAGCGTCGATGTCCGGCACAGGACCATTGCCTCGAATTTCGGACACCAACTGCAGTAGCCGTATCGCGGAACGGAGAGTAGGCACATCCAATCCCACAGACTGAGAATCGGCAGTAGGTCGATCCAGCGTGCCAGATGCGACACCCATGGCGTCTTCAAGGTCTCGCGCCAGTCGATGGCCTATCCCTTTCGGGTTCGTCTCCGAAATCCATTGGCTGACTTGGGGCTGCTGCCAACGGGTGCCACCAAACTTCCTCGCCCATTCGGCAGGACCGCCGGCCTCGGCGACGCGGGCGCGCATGTTGATCGTTCTTTGGGTGCTGGCATCCATGGCGGTAATGGTCCTACCGCTTACCATTTCAGGAAATGACCAAAACGGTATTGCGCTGGCATAACCGAAACGGTAATGTGGGCGCCATGAACCTCACTGATTACGCCAGTTCGAAGGGCGGCACCGCCAAACTCGGGTGTCCGGTGCTGACCACAGTCGCTGCTGCTGCCAACTGCAGCGCTGCAACGCTCTACATGGTGGCGCGTGGTCACAAGTCTGTCGGGGCTGCGCTGGCCCTTCGCATTGCAGCTGCCACCGACCAACTGGTAGCAGCGGCTGACCTCCGGCCGGACTTGTACGCGCATGCGGTGGCTGCGCTGCCGGCTAGGGGAGAGGCCGCGACCGAGTCTTGTGCAGTAAGCAAGCGCGCGCTGCGCACTCGGCTCGGCCTGAGCAGTGACGCCCATTTGGCCAAGGTGCTGCAGCTGCCGGTTGAGCAGGTTGCGGCCTGGCCGGAAAAGCAGGGCGTGCCGGCCTTGCCGCAGGTGCTGCAGCTGCTTGGCGTCCAGAAGGAACAACCGGCAGCGCTCGCGGCCCCCAACGACCCCGACGCAAACCGCGTCATCCAAGTGCAGGTGGCCTGATGCTTTACGAACGCACCAAGCGCTCGCCGGTCGCGACGATCTCGAAGCCGTCACCGTCGCGATTGACGGCGCTTCCGTCTCCGAGCGTGTATCTGGCAAGCCCTTCGACCCAGCTTGGGCCGTCGAGGTCAGAAGTGTCGATGCGGGTGAAGTGCTTGATAACCCATACCCGTCGGCCGTTCTCGCCGCGCGTTTCGATTTGTTCCGTATCCATGGAGAGCCCCAATGCTTGACCTGACCCCCGAGCAGGCGCGGGAGCACCACCTGGCGCGCATCCGGGCTTACGCCGTGGAGCACGACCTTGCCGGTGAGCATATCGCACAGATCTTCAATGCCGGGTTGGCGGCTGCGAAGAGCCTCCGTCCCGATCTGGTCAAGAGCGAGGAGGCCCCGAATGCGCGCGCTCTCCGATAGGTGGAACCCGCGGCTTTTGCTGCGGGATTGGATCAACGGGCCGTCGGTGCAGGAGCTGGCCGCTCGGGCCGAAGGCGAGCGCGTTTCGCGAGAGTTCTTCGACGAGCTTTCGAGGCACTCGCTGCAGGCGAAGGGCGTCAGTCCGGACCAAGCACGTTCCGGGCGTAGCTCAACCACCCCTCCGCCTGCGGCCCCATCTGCTGGTCGGCAAGTTTGCCGATTGGACCTTCTACAGCCCGCTGCGCGCTCACCGACCGAACCAAGGCGATGTTCTGCTCGATGTGCTCCAGCAGCTCCGCCGGTCGCGGATGCGACTTGAGCGATGCCATCAATACAGCGTCCATAACCTGGACCTGCGTGAACAGGCTCAAGAACGTTGGGTCCTCGATCAGCTCCATGTCGCCCTCCTTGCGGGCCCTGTCGTTCAGACATCCAGCGTAGCGCAAGGAGGGCGACGCCCTCGATCCCTGAGTTGAATTCGTCCATGGCGCCCATCGTGCGCCGGCCGGGCCCGCCCCGAAACCTTGAAATACCCGTCTTCCCAAGGTGACCCATGACCTGCCGTACATCCGCCCTCAACTGGCTCGACGTCCTCTACAACTCCGTGCGCAAGACGCCGGGCGGTGTGGCTGACGCTGCCGCGTACCTGGCCGACAGGCGCGGCAAGACGATGCACCCGGAGACCCTGCGCTCGAAGCTGCGCGGCCTGGAGGGCGAGTCGGTATCGATCGAGATCGCCGAGCTACTGACTGAGTGGATGCAGGAAAAGGCCGGCGGAAGGGAGTACGCCTTGGAGTGGATGCAGGCGCTGGCCGGCCGCTTCGGCATGGCGGTGGATCTTGTGCCGCCGGCGCCAGAGGGTGGCTGGGCGGACGAGGTCGGGGCTGTCCAGCTGAAGCTGTTGGAAATCACCACGCGGGTAGGTCGTCTGACCGGCACTGCCGTAGACGCGATGGAAGACCGCCACATCGATAGCGACGAGGCCGAGTTGATGGTCAGCGAAGCTCGCGCGCTGCGGACGATGGCGCACCGCTTGGAGCGCAACGTCGCGCGCGCGGCAGCGAAGGGGAGGGCGGAACGATGAGCGCTCTGGCCCGCAACACCGATATCAGCACCAGCCACGACGCGGCAGCTTTCGTTGCCGCCAGCGGTATCCAGCAGGCCCAGCAGGGTCAGGCTGCCGCCGCCGTGAGGCGCTATCCCGGCATGACCAGCATGGAGCGGTCGAAGGCGGCCGGGCTGGACCGCTACATGCTCGGCCGCCGTCTTCCGGAACTGCTGGAGGGCGCCCAGGTGTGGCGCGGTCCGAAGAAGCCGTGCGAGGTGAGTGGGCGTAGTGCCTGCACGTGGTGGCCGGTCGGCCCCGGCGACAACTTGGAACTGGCGGTCTAGCGCATGTCGACCATCATCATGTCCCACTGCTGGCCGCTCCAAGGCCTGAGCGTGACCCAGAAAGCTGTTCTGATCTCGCTGGCCGACCAGGCTAACGATGACGGCGTCTGCTGGCCGGCCATTGCCACTATCGGTAAGCGCTGCTGCATGTCCGCGCGCGCTGTGCGCACCGCCATGGACCATCTGGAAGCCGTCGGCATCCTGACCCGGGAGCGCAGGTTCAACAGCAGCAACGTCTACGTGGTCACTCCGGCCAAATTCAACGCCGCCGCCGTCGGGACGAAGGGCAAGCGGAAGGCTGGTAAAGCGGGGGATGCACCGGGCGCAGGTGCTGCGCCCCATGCAGGGGGTGCGCCCGATGCAGGTGGTACTGCGCCCGGCGCAGGGGGTGAGGCACGGGGCGCAGGTCTGGAGGTGCGCCCCGTGCCGCCTAACCGTCATATAACCCTCATTGAACCGTCAGGAGAACCGTCATTGCCGGCGGGCCTGGCGGCCGCGCCGCAGGTGGTGGATTCCGAGACCGAGGTCCAGGCCGCTTGCCGAGCCACGTGGACGGCGTATGCCCGGGCCTACGGTGAGCGCCACGGCGTGACCCCGGTGCGCAATGCCAAGGTCAACGGCAACGTGAAGCAGCTGGTGAAGCGGCTGGGCCACGTCGAGGCGCCGCTGGTAGCCGCGTGGTTCCTGACGGTCAACGAGCGCTACGTTGTCCAGAACATGCACGACCTGGGGGCGCTGCTAGCGCGGTGTGAGGCGTACCGGACCCAGTGGGCGACCGGGCGCCAGGTGACCCAGACCAGCGCCATCCAGCAGGACCAGACCCAGTCCAACGTCAGCGCTGCAGATGAGGCGATCGGCATGCTTCGCGCGCGGAGGGCTGCCAATGCTCACTGAACGCGATGAGGAGGAGCTGGTAAAGCTGCTGGTAGCGACAGCTGAGGTGATCGGCGACCAACTCAGGTCCACTGCGGCGCTGTTCATGGTCTCAGACCTGGCCGCCTACCCCATGCCCCTGCTGGAGCGCGCGCTGGCCAGCTGCCGCCGCGAGCTGAAGGGCAAGCTGTCGCTGGCCGCCATCCTCGAGCGCATCGACGACGGCCACCCCAGCCCGAACGAGGCGTGGGCCGTCGCGATGCGTGCCGCCGACGAGCGGTCCACGGTGGTGTGGACGGAGCAGACCCGCGACGCCTGGAGCAAGGCGCTTCCGCTGGTGGAGGCGGGCGACATCATCGCGGCGCGGCCGGCCTTTCTGGAGGTCTACACCCGCTTGGTCAAGGACGCGCGCGCTTACCAGAAGACGGCTACCCATCAGATCTCACTCGGTGCCGACGCCTCTGCCCGCGACGGGGTGCTGCAGCAGGCTGTCGCTGCCGGGCAACTAGTGCACGAACAGGTTGCGGAGTTCTTGGCACTGCCGAGCACGACCCCGGCGTTCAACCCTGTAGCACTGCTGGCCGGCAGGGTAGAGGCATCGCCCGAAGCCGACGCACGGACCCGAGCCCGTTTGGCCGAGCTGGCTGAGCTGCTTGGCTGCGGCCCGAAGGAGCAGGCGGCATGAACCCGAACCAGCTCGTGTTCGACGTACGCCCGGCCAGCAAGCCGGTCGCCGTTGCCGGATGGTATCTGGCCTATGGCTACGGCACGAAACCGCTGGTGCTGTACGCGCGGCGCGGCCTGACGATCTGGCGCGACGGCATGCGGCATATCCCCGTCACCCGGTACGCCGGCCCGATTCCGGAGCTGGGCTGATGCGCTCCCACAACCAGCAGCTCGACATCTTCGACCACGATCCGCGGCTGACCGCACCGAAGCTGGCCAAGGCGTTTCGCGCCGCAGCCGACGAGGCCCTGAAGCAGTTTCAGTTCAGTGACGCAGTTCGCCAGGAACGACACGACTACTACTTGGGCGAGGCAAAGAGGCACGACGCGATCGCGAAGCAGGCCAAGCGCGCGGGTGGCCGGCGCACTGCCCGCAAGAAGGCGGTGCGCTGATGTGGTCGAGAGCCCCGCCGCCGACAAAGGAAGAGAACGCCCGCATCGACCTGGCGAAGGAAGGACCGTGCATGGTCTGCCTGCTTCTCTTCACCCGGAACCTTCTGCCGCAGCACCGTGTGGTTTATGGGTGCGACTACCACCACTGCAAGTCCGGAAACATCCGCCGGGGGCACGCCTTCGGGTTCGCCATGTGCCAGTGGCATCACGAGCGGATCCCCCAACAAGGACGCAGCTTCGAGTGGATGGCGCAGACCTACGGCTGGAGCCTGAAAGACGGGTCCAGAACCTTCCACGAACTTTACTGCTCGGACGACGAACTGATCGCCCAGCAGACCTACATCAACGAACTGAGGCAGGCAGCATGAGCGATGAGATTGGCGGTCGGGCGGCGGAGATGCGCAAGGTCTTCGCGGCTGCTCCGGGTGAAGAAATGACCATGCAGAGGTTGTACGAGCGCATGGGGGTGGTTGGCATCGACCAGGCAGTGGCGCGAAAGAACATCCGCAACACCATGCCTTGCCTGGTGCGAGGCGGGTTCGTGGTTAAAAGGGGTCTCGGGCCAGCGGCAACCTTCAAGGCCACCGGCGCGGGAATGAGGCGCCCCACAGCTACAGGAGAAGGGCGCGCTTCCAGAGCTGCCCACGACAGATCGCGCGCCGCACGGGTAGGCTTGGGGGCGGCAAACACTCCGGACTCGGCGAAGGCTAAGTCGGTGGAGGCGGGCGAGACTGTGGAACAGTTCCTAGCGCGGGGCGGCCGCGTACAGCGTTTGGAGACGCATTGGCCGGCGCGTGGGTTTCGGACTTACTCAGCTCACATCGGTGACGCGATTTCCAAAGGTGCCGGAGCGAAATGATCCACAATTCAATTCCCTTTGTCCTTGAAATACTCGTCCAACCTTTTTCCAAGATCGCGCGCCATCCTGTGCAGCGACTTAGTCTGCGATATCGCATGCCGGAAATGCTCCTGCAACTCAGGATCACGCGAATCCACGTCCGGCGGGTAGCTCTCCATGAATTGCTCCGCCGTGATGCGGAGCATCGTGCAAGCAATATCCACTGGGTGGCTAAGCGTGCGGTCATTGTCCTCGAAGATTCCGCTTGCACTGATTGGTGTTGTGGGCAAGAGCGAGACGATCGCGCGCAGCACAGTGTGCAATCCTGCGGTGGCGACGTTTCGACCGTCCGCCTCTTTGAGCATGCGCTCGTAGATTCCAAGCGTCATTTGACAATTTACGATGATTGCTCTGACCCTGACGAACTCGTTCAACCTGCTGCTATCAATTTCGCTCAAACGGAGTTGATGGGCCTGTCGGGCGTAGTGCATGGCGCCAATGCCGACTGCCCAAGTGCCGAGGGCGCCGATCACCGCCGCCGAGATGGTAAGGGTGGAGTCCGGGCTGAATCCTTCCGGCCACCGGGCGTTGATGAGAAGCCCGAATGTGATCCCACCGATGATCCCTGCAGCGATGAGAATTCCGTTAAAGATTCTTTCCATTGGATTTTCGCTAGTGCGGCAAGTTTGGTGCATAAATATATCAATAGGGAGGTGCTCAGGCGCATTTTTCCGTGGAGGATTTGGAGCGCAAGAGCGACTGGCCATCGTTTCTTACCGCAATGGGCTATAGCTACAAGTCCGAACAGGCATTCGATGGCTTTTATTACCCAACACAATACATTTGTGCAGCGGCTGGATGCTGAAATACTGGGGATTGACCATGGATAACGCACGTGAGCTTCTGGCTAGGTTGTCTCCCGGCACCGTCAAATTCGATACCGGTCGCGGCGGGACGCCTGACCTCACCAACCAGGACATTGCCGCAGCACTTGGGATGGTGCCGGCGGGTCTTGGACGCGATCTGCTGGAAGCGCTGTGGTGGCCGGACAGTGCAATGCGGCGGTCGCACCAGTTGCGGCAGTCAGTGATCGCCCTCGTGGCGCCTGAATACGTCCGCCAGCAGCAAGCCCTGAACGTCGCGCGCACTGAGTTCGGTATTGCCAAGGCGTGCATGGGTTGGGCGGGCGGGCCGGTGACGGACACGCAGCGCATCGAGCACCGCAGGGCAGAGGCCCGGTTGGAGGCTACGCGCGCGCTGTGCTGGCCGAACAACACCATGGAGCAGCTCGGTGTTCTGGCACGCGCGATTGTGGAGGAAATGGCGAGCTGCGGTTGCTGCAAGGCATGCCAGGGGCTTCGAATCCAAGCCGCGAAGGATGGAACGGGGGTCATTGAATGCGAGGTGTGCGGAGGCGCAGGGGTGGAGTCACGGAGCGGGCGAGAAAGAGCCAGGGCCATTGGCGCCGACCATTCCGCCTATCGCCGGTACTGGCAACCGGTGTACGAATGGATGCTGGAGCACATGCGCGCTGCAGAATCGGTGGCTGCACGGGACTTCAACCGCATGCTCGCGCGCGCTGCATAGTGGGGACTTGCCCAGTCCCCAAGAATGCGGGCAATCTTTCCAGCATCCACACGCAAGCCCCGGTCAAGCCGGGGCTTTTTCTTTGCCCGCATCCCAGCCGGATCAACCCTCGTGCCCAGCCGGCGCAGGGGCGGGCGCCTCTTCCGGGACGACCATGGCACGCATCACTCCCCAACAGGCTGGCGGCGTGAACGTCGTGGCCTTTCTCGACATGCTGGCCTGGTCCGAAGGGACCGACAACGGCAACCAGCCGACCAAGGACAGTGGCTACGACGTAATTGTCGGCGGCCAGCTCTTCAAGAGTTATGCCGACCACCCGCGCATGCTGGTGGACCTGCCCAAGCTCAAGATCCAGTCCACCGCGGCTGGCCGCTACCAACTGCTGCGTCGCTACTACGACGCCTACAAAAAGACGCTGGACCTGAAGGACTTCTCGCCGCTGAGCCAGGACTTGATCGCATTGCAGCAGATCAGAGAGCGGCGCGCGCTACCGCTGATCCAGGCGGGCAAGGTTGCGGCGGCAATCGCGGCAGTTCGAAACATCTGGGCAAGCCTTCCGGGCGCTGGTTATGGGCAGCACGAACGCAAGCTCGAGGACCTCCTGGCGGTCTACCAAAAGGCCGGCGGCCGCGTTGGCGGGGTGGGGTAATGGAAGAAACGACTGCACCATGGTGGCTGGCCGGAGGCGCCGCCGCATTGTGGATCGCCCGCGAGTTCATCGGCGCGGTTCTGAGCCGTAAGCAAGACAAGGCAGAATCCGACGGAAGCGTCGCGCTCATTGCCGGCCTCACAGCACGTGTGGAGGGTTTGGAGGCGAGCCAGCTCAAGCTGGGCCAACAGCTGGCTGACGAGATGAAGCTACGGATGGCAGCGCAGGAAGAGGCGCATCGGCTGCGCCTGAGAGTTCTGTCGCTGGAGGCATCGCTTCGTGGACTTGGAGCCGTAATTCCGCCGGAGGTGGCCGGATGAGCAAGCTCTACATCGCCATCGCCCTGGTCATCCTCGCATTCTGGGCTGGGTGGGAATGGCGTGATCGATCCGCCGACCTGACAGCGGCCAACGCCGACCTCAAGCAGGCGGCCGGAGTGGTAGATCAGGTCAACGACACCCGTGTCATCGAACGCGCACAGGCCCAGGACGTGGCCGCCATCGGAGTGAAGCATGAAGAAGACCGTACTGCGGCCGCGTCCGTCCCTGCTGCTGTTGCTGCTGAGCTGCGCAGTGGCCAGCTCCGGCTGCGCGATGGCTGGGCGAGCTGCGAAACCCAGCGTCTGTCCGACGCTTCCGCCGCCGCCTTCGAACGTGATGCGGCCGCCAAGCGCCGAGCAGACTTTGCGGGGGCTGTTGTTCGAGCCGGACGCGACGCCGACGACCAGCTCCGGGCCTGTCAAGCCGTCATCGCTGCCGACCGGGCCGAGGTGAGCCCTTGATGGGCACTGGCGCCGCTGGGCGGCGGATGCTGGCGCTGGGGCGGCTGAAGACCGGCGAGATGAACAAGACCGAGGCCGCCTATGCCGAACGACTGTGCGGTCTGCAGGCTGCCGGCGAGATCCATTGGCACCGTTTTGAGGGCCTGAAGCTGCGCCTGGCCGATAACACCTTCTACACCCCTGATTTCGCGGTCATGGCCGCCGATGGTGTCATGGAGTGCCACGAAGTGAAGGGCCACTGGCAGGACGATGCCCGGGCCAAGATCAAGATCGCAGCCGCCATGTACCCGTTCCGATTCATCGCGGTGAAGGTGAAGCCCAAGCGGGATGGTGGGGGCTGGGAAGTGGAGAGCTTCTGATGGACGAGCGTATTGACCGCCTCCTCGCGCTTGCCGAGCGCCAGCACGCCACTATCGTGGAGCTTGGCCAACAGATCGCACGCCAGGCGGAGCACATCGGGTTGCTGGTGCAGTCCGTAGCGCTGTTGCTGGGTGAAGAAATCGGCGCTCCAGCCAGCGAAGACGAGGAACCGCCGCGGTTGGACATGGATGGGAAACCGTACTGATGCCTACCCGGGCGCCCCGACACAGACCGCACGGCGGTCAGGTCAAACAGTACGTTCCGCCAGCTCGGAATCGGCAGTCAGAACGCGCCCTGGCCACCAACTCAACCTACTGGTTGCGACTGCGGGCGCTGGTGCTGGCACAGTCGCCGCTTTGCGTTGTTTGCCTCGCTGAAGGCAGAACGCGGGCAGCAAGCCACGTCGATCACATCGACGCCGACACGAGCAATAACGACCTGTCGAATCTGCAGGGCCTATGCCGCCCCTGCCACAGCGCGAAGACGGCGCGCGAGGACGGCGGGTTCGGGAACCGGCGCGTACGGGCATGAGATTGGACCGTCAGCGGGACGAAGGGGGAGGGGCGGGTCGAAAGTTGAAGCCGATCCGGCTCCGATACGTGCGCCCCCCTGTTTTTTTGCACCGTCAGTTGAGAAAAACCGTTTTTTCGCGTGCGGCCATCCCGCCCTTGGAACAGTTATGGCAAACCCCCGCAAACCCACATCGCTGAAGGTGGTTGCCGGGACGGATCGCCCTGACCGTAACGCGCCAGCGGAGGTCGCCGAACTCCCGTTGGTGTCAGAGGTTCCGCCCGCTCCGGACTGGCTTCCCAATGCGCACGCGATCAAGGAATGGGACCGCTTGGCGCCGATACTTCACGCCAACAAGCTCCTGACCGAAGCAGGGCTATCAGCCCTCGGCCAGCTGTGCGCCCTCCACGGGAAGACGGTCCAGCTCTACGCTGCCGGGGAGACCCCCGTCGCCTCGATGGTGGCCCAGGTACGCGGCCTGATGAACGACTTCGGCCTGACCCCGGTAGCCCAGGGCAAGGTAAGGCCTGCCGGCGATACCGAAAGGGCTGGCAACGCCTTCGCTAACAACGGCGCAAAGCGGAAGAGCCGTGCGTGACTATGTCGGGATCGCCATCGCTTATGCAGAAGAGGCCGTAGCCGACAAGAAGGGGCGGAAATTCGGGAAGTGGATCCGGCTCGCCGGTAAGCGGTTCCTGGCAGACCTCAAGCGCGCGAAGCGCAAAAGGCCTCCATTTGTGTTCGACGAATGGCATGCCTGCGACCCCTGCGACTTCATCGAGAAGCTTCCGCACGTTGAAGGGAAGTGGGCTCGGCCGGAGATCGAGCTGCACCGATCGCACGTGTTCTTCGTGGTGCAGCTGTTTGGGTTCCGCAACTTGGACGGCAGCAGGCGGTTCACGTCCGCGCTGTTTGCAGTGGCGCGAAAGAACGCCAAATCCACCTTGGCCGCTGCGATCCTGCTGTACTGCCAGTGCTGTGAAGAGGAAGAGGGCGCCCAGATCATTTCGGCCGCCACGACCGGTAGCCAGGCGCGAATCATCTTCAACGTCGCCAAGCGGATGACGGAAAAGACGCCGGACTTGCAGGAGGCGTTCGGCCTAGCCTGCTGGGCCAACGCGATCAGCCGTGTTGAGACTGGAGCGACCTTCAAACCCATCAACGCAAAGGCGAGCACGCAGGACGGTTTGAACCCGTCACATGTGGGGTTGGACGAGATCCACGCACACAAGTCGGCTGACTTGCTGAACGTGCTCACCTCCGCAGCTGGTGCCCGCAGCAATCCGCTTTGGCTTTACACCACCACCGAGGGATACACCAACCCAGGGCCGTGGGCGGAGATCCGGCAGTTCGCCAAGCAGGTGCTCCAAGGCATCCTAGGCGAGTCGGCAGACCACTTCCTGGTCGTTTTCTTTGCGGTGGACGACGAGGACGACGAGTTCGACGAATCGGCGTGGCCCAAGGCCAATCCGCTGATGGATGCCAATCCGCACCTGTTGAAGGCGATCCGTAAGGAGGCCGTCGAGGCGCGGCAGATGCCGTCCAAGCTGGCCGAGTTCAAAATCAAGCGCCTCAACCGGCCGGCGTCGTCGGCGACTGGCTGGGTTGACCTGACAAAGTGGCAGCGCTGCGGCGGCAAGGTCGATCTGGATTGGCTCGCAGGGCACCCCTGCTGGGGCGCCTTGGATCTGGCAAGTACGCTCGACCTCACGTCCTGGCGGTTGGTCTGGAAGGTGGACGGGGTCTATTACACGTGGGGCCGACGCTTTGTGCCGTCGGAAGCCATTCGCGCGCGTACAGAGCGCGGGGTCGTGCCTTATGCCGGTTGGGTGGCGGCGGGGCTGATCGAAGTCACGGAGGGCGAGGTCACGGACTACGCCGTGGTGGAGAGTCGCATCCGGGAGGACATCGAACGGTTCAATCCGCTCGCCATCGGGTACGACCGATGGAATGCCCAGGAAATCAGTCAGCGGCTGATGGCGGACGGCCATCCGATGATCGAGTTCAACCAGACCACGAAGAACTACCACCCGGCGATGCAGGAGCTAGAGCGGGCCTATATCAGCAAGACCATTCAACATGGAAACGACCCGGTGCTGAACTGGTGCGCTTCCAACCTGATCGCCGTGAAGGACGGGAACCTGAACATGAAACCTGACAAGAAGCGCTCGCCGGACAAGATCGACGACCTGGCCACGCTGCTGATGGGAATCGGTCTTTCGATGCCGACCGGCGAAGACGAAGGCGATATGGATGGGTTCCTCTCCGCGCCGATCCGGAGCCAGGCGTGACGGCCGTGGCGCTGAAGCAACCCGGGCGAATCGCGACCGCGGTCCGGGCGTGGCTCGGCATCCCTCTTGCGCTTGCCGATGAGGCGGGCTGGTCCGCGGTGACCGGCGCGCGCGGGCCGGCCGGGGTGTCGGTGACGCCTGCGACCGCGATGCAGGTCTCTGCCGTATGGGCTTGCGTCCGCCTGATCTCCGAGACGATAGCTACGTTGCCGCTGGGGATGTACGAGCGCTCCGCGAGCGGCAAGCGGCCGGCTCCGCAGCATCCTCTGCACTTCGTGATCCGCGACCAGCCCAATGTCGACTCGGCCGCGTCCGTGTACTGGGAGGCCACGGTCGCTGCGATGCTGCTGCGGGGCGCCGGGCGCGCCGAGAAACTGATGATTGGCGGCCGGGTGGTTGGCCTGCAATTCCTCAATCCAGATCGCCTCTTGGTGTCTCGCGGGTCCGATGGCAAGAAGGAGTGGCGCTACACCGGCGAGGACGGCCGCCAGCGGGTTATTCCACCCGAGCGGATCTGGGAGATCCCGGGCTTCACCTTGGACGGAAGAACGGGTGTTTCGGTGATCGCATACGGCGCGCACGTGTTCGGCGGTGCGATCGCTGCCGACCGGGCCGCAGCCCGGACCTTCAGCAACGGCATGCTGCAGACCGTCTACTACAAGATCGCGGCCTTCCTGAAGCCCAATCAGCGTGACGAATTTCGACAGAACGTCCTTGGCTCCGTCGAGCGCGGCGAAACGCCGCTGCTGGAGGGCGGCACCGACGTCGGGACGATCGGGATCAATCCGGCCGACTCGCAGCTCCTGGAATCGCGTGGCTTCAGCGTAGAGGAAGTCTGCCGCTGGTTCCGCGTGCCGCCGTGGATGGTAGGCCACACCGAGAAGTCCAGCAGCTGGGGCACCGGCATCGAGCAGCAGATGATCGGGTTCCTGACCTTCACGCTGGCGCCGTGGCTCAAGCGTATCGAGCAGGCAATCGCGAAGGATCTGATGACCCCCGCAGACCGGGCGCGCTTCTACCCGAAGTTTTCCGTGGAGGGCCTGTTGCGCGCCGATAGCGCAGGTCGCGCAGCGTTCTACACCGCCATGGTCAACAACGGTGTGCTGACGCGCGACGAGGTGCGAGAGCTCGAAGACCGGGAGCCGATGGGCGGTAACGCCGCAGTGCTGACGGTGCAGAGCGCCATGACCACGCTGGATAGCCTCGGGCAGGCGTCCGACTCCAACCACGCCCGGGCCGCGATGCGCGCGTTCCTGGGATTCCAAGACGAGCCACAGAAGGACTGACCGCATGACGATCAAGAAGCTGCCGGGTGCACCGGAGGGCAGGGTGTGCGCGGGTGTCAGCAGCCAGATCCAGCCCCGCGCCCTGGACCGCTGGAACCCGGGCGTGCGCGCCGCAGCAAACGACGACGCCGATCGCTCGATCAGCGTGTACGACGTGATCGGCCAGGACTACTGGACCGGGGAGGGCGTGACCGCCAAGCGGATTGCCGGCGCACTGCGCAGCCTCGGTAGGGGCCCGGTCACCGTGAACATCAACAGCCCAGGCGGGGACATGTTCGAGGGCCTGGCCATCTACAACCTGCTGCGCGAGCACGACGGCGAGGTAACCGTGAAGGTGCTGGGCCTTGCGGCTTCGGCTGCTTCCGTCATCGCCATGGCCGGTGACACCGTGCAGATCGCACGCGCTGGCTTCCTGATGATCCACAACGCGTGGGTAGTCGCCGCTGGGAACCGCAATGACCTGCGGGAGTACGCCGAGACGCTGGAGCCGTTTGATCGGGCTATGGCCGATATTTACGCAGCCCGCACCGGCCAGGACCAAAAGGCGATGGCGAAGCTGATGGACGCCGAGACCTGGATCCCCGGCAGCGACGCAATCGAGGGCGGCTTTGCCGACGAGCTGCTGGCCAGCGACCAGGTCGAGCGCGGCGCGGGCAAGACCAGCGCCTCGGCGGTGCGCCGCATCGAATCGGCATTGCGCGCATCTGGCATGCCGAAGTCCGACGCCATGCAGTTGATCAGTGAACTCAAGTCCAGCGCGGGTGATCCCGCTGGCAGCGGTGCGGGCGATCCCACCGATCACGGCCAGGGAACTCCTGTCGTCACACCAACCGAGGCCGATTATCTGGCCGCTCTCAAGTCGTTTTCCATCCCCAACCGCTGAGGTACACCCAATGAAGAACAAGTACGTCCTGGCTGCCATTGTCACCACGCTGGCGCTGCTGGTCATTTCCGCAGACGCGGTCGCCGGCACCCACCTTCTGTCCACCCTGTTCACCAGTCCTGAAGGCGCTCTGATCGCACCGGTGATGGCTGCCGCTCTGCCCGACGCGATCAAGGCTGAGCTGGAAAAGATCAGCGACCAGATCAAGTCGCAGGCCGAAACCGCCGAGAAAGAGATCAAGGCGCACGCGCGGCTTACCGATGAAACCCGTGCCAACGTCGATAAGCTGCTGACCGAGCAGGGCGCCCTGCAGGCGCGCCTGCAGTCGGCCGAGCAGTTGGTGGCCAAGCTGGAACAGGGTGGCGGCCAGTACGCGGCGCCGCAGTCCATGGGCGAGCAGCTCACCACCAACCAGGACTTCCAGGCGTGGGCGGCACGGGCGGCCAGTGGCGGCGGCAGCAAGTTCAACATGGACGTGAAGGCGGTCGTGACCAGCGACGGCGCATCTGCCGGTGACCTGATCGTTCCGCAGCGCCGCGAGGGGATCATCGCCCCGGGCCTGCGCCGCCTGACCATCCGCGATCTGCTGAATGTGGTGCCGACCAGCTCCAACGCCATCCAGTACGTGCGCGAGACCGGCTACACCAACAACGCGGACGTGGTAGCCGAAAATCCGACCGGTCTGAAGCCCGAATCGAACCTGACGTTCGAGGCCGACCAGGCGGCGGTGACCACCATCGCTCACTGGATCCACGCCTCCCGCCAGGTGCTGGCCGATATCCCGACGCTGCGCGGCTACATCGACGGTCGCCTGCGCTACGGCCTGAAGCTGAAGGAAGAAACCCAGCTGCTGAAGGGTTCCGGTGTCGGCCTGAACATTGACGGCCTGTACACCCAGGCCCGCGCGTACGCCAACCCCGGCGTTACCGTCCAGAACGAAACCCGCATCGACCGCCTGCGTCTGGCGCTCCTGCAGGTCGAGCTGGCCGAAGCTTGGGCCGACGGCATCGTCATCAGCCCGTTGGACTGGGCGGCGATCGAGCTGCAGAAGACCGAAGACAACGCCTACCTGTTCGCCAACCCGCGCGGCATCACCACGCCGGCGCTGTGGGGCCGCAACGTGGTTCCAACCCAGTCGATGGGCGGCGGCGAGTTCCTGGTGGGTGCCTTCGGCGGCGGCATCGCTGCCGAGCTGCATGATCGCGAGGACGTCAATGTCATGGTGGCCACCCAGGACGACCGCGACTTCGTCAAGAACATGGTGAAAATCCTGATGGAAGAGCGTCTGGCGCTGACGGTCTACCGCCCGGAAGCATTCGTGAAGGGCACCATGACCGACCTCGACACGCCGTAAGACAGCGCGAAGGTTCAACGAGAGGGCGGCCTGGCCGCCCTTTCCTTTTTCTGGAGACAGGACATGTACGAAGTACAAGCGATTGCCAGCTTTGACCATCACGGCTCCCGCAAGGTGGGCGACCGGTTCACGGTGGGAAACCAACGGCAGGCCGAAGAGCTGGAGAAGAAGGGTCTTGTGCAGGTCATGGGCACCGCGCCCGAGATGGGCAGCACCGGCGCCAACACGGAAGCCGACAGCGGCACTGATGGCGGCACCGGTAGCGGTACGGCTGAGGGCATCACCAGCGGCAGCAACACGCCGACGCCGGGCGAGCTGCTGGTCGGCGGCAATGCTCCGGACATCATCGCTTCGCTGGCCGGCCTGAAGGACAGGGCAGTGCTGCAGTCCGCGCTCGATGCGGAGAAGACCGGCAAGGACCGCAAGACTGTCGTCGAAGCGCTGGAAGCGGCGCTGAAGGCCGACTGATATGCGCCTGGTCACAATCGAGCAGGCGCGTACCCAGGTCGCTGCAATGCCGCACCACGACGCGCAGCTTCAGCTGTACGTCGGTGCGGCGGAGCAGGCCGCCGAGGATTTCCTCAACCGTCAGGTATACGCCACCGCCGACGACCTGGCGGTGGCGGTGATCAATGGTTCTGCGGGCGAGGAACCAATCGTGGTGAATGATGCTATCCGCGCGGCGGTGCTGCTGATAACCGGGCACCTCTTCCGCAATCGCGAGGACGTGACGGGCGAGGCCACGCACCAGCTGCCTTCCGGCGCGCACTCACTGCTGTGGCCGCATCGACGCGGTTTGGGGGTGTGACATGGGCGCTGACGCTGGCCGGTATCGGCACCTGGTGACGATCCAAGGCACCGTCCAGGGCGAGCCCGATCCGCTGAGCGCCCAGGCGACCGAGGAGTGGAGCAACGTCTATGCGAACGTGCCTGCCGAGGTTCTCACAGGGCCTGGCCGGGAAGGCGTCGCTGCGGGCGCCGAGCGCGCGGAAACGGATGCCCGCATCAACTTGCGCTGGCTTCCGGGAATCGATACCCAGATGCGGGTGATCTGGGAGAGCGAACCGAACGGGCAGCGTCCCGAGTTCGCTATCCAGACCATGGAGCTGGACGCCACGGGCATGCGGGAGATCCGCCTGCGGTGCGTTCATGGGAGGGAGAATGTCTGACCATATCCACACTTGGGGTGACGGGCGAGGGCCGCGTGACGTATACCTCGACGGCGTCCAGATCAAGCGCGTCATGTCCGCCGACCCGACGCACGGTATTGTCCGTGTGTACCACCACCCGATCCGGGTATGTCCTCGCCGCGAGACGGCACGGACCTACAAGCGGCGGGGCCGCGTCGAGGTCATTCCTCGTGACTGAGTCGGTCCACGTGGATGGACTCGACGGGCTGCTGCAGTCCCTCCGGCAACTGCCCAAGGAACTGCAGGGCAAGCCGCTGCGGACCGGCATGCGCAAGGGCGGCAACCTGATTCGGGACGAAGCCCGCCGCCGCGCCCCGCGCGCCAGTGGCTTCCTGGCACAGCAGATTGTGGTGCGGCGGGCCTCCGCGAAGGATCGGCGCAAGGCAGGTGTGGGCCCCGGCGGCGAGTACTTCACTGTAGGCGTGCGCACCGGCAAGAAGGTCAAGTACGCCAACACGAAGCGCAACCGCCGGCAGGGCCGGGTGGGGAAGCTCTACGAGCAAAGCGGCTGGGCACATTACTGGCGGTTCCTCGAGTTCGGCACCAAGAACATGCGCGCCCGGCCGTTCCTCACTCCGGCAGCCGAGGCCAGGGGGCCGCAGACGGCCCAGGTGGTGATCGATGAGACACGCACCGCGATCGACAAGATCATGAAGGCAAGGGGCTGGAAATGATGGTGCCGCTGATACAGGCCGTAATGCAGGGCAGCGCCGGCGTGCGTGCTCAACTGGGCAACCCGATCCGCTTCTTCTATGGCACTGCGCCGCTCAATACGCCCATGCCATACGGCGTGTGGGACATCGTCGGTGGTGGTCCGGAAAACCTGCTGAGCGAGGCGCCACCGGCCGACGGCTGGCGGGTGCGCATCACCGTGTGGGGCGGGGCCCTCACCCAGACCAATGCTGCAGCGGTGGCGATCCGCGACGAAGTCGAGCGCCGCGGCAGCGTCGAATCCTACAACCCGACGCCGGACGACGACGACACCGGCGCCTTCGGCATCTCCTTCGACGTGCGGCTGCTGGAACTACGGTAGCCGTCACACAGCAGCAACCCCAACCGCCGGCGCTTGCCGGTTTTTTTGTGCCCGGCGACCGGGCTCCACCCCAGGAGACAACGCAATGCCTGTCTTGAAGTCCAAACACACCCAGCTCTTCATCGCCGTGGGCGCCGCCGAGGTCATCAAGGTGACCCGCGTTCGCTCCGTCGGCTTCCCCGACGGCCAGGCTTCGGAGATCGATATCTCCGACTTCGACGACGACTGGGATCAGTTCGTGGCCGGCCGCAAGGCGACCGGCAGCACCACCATCGAGGTGATCTACGACCCCGAAGACCACGAAGCGCTGGAAGAGCTGCACCGCACCGGCGAAGTCGTGGACTTCCTGGTCACCGCGCCGCTGTCCGAAACCGCTGGCGTACCGCTGCCGGTGGCGGTCGATGGCGTGATCACCGCGCCCACCACGGTGGTTTCCAAGCAGTTCCGTGGATTCGTTCAGAACTTCGCGGTGAACGTGGCCGACAACGACGTCTGGAAGGCCACGATGACCATCCGCGGCTCCGGCGCAGTCACCACCAACCGCCCGGCCCCGTAACGAGGGGAACGGCTTCCAGGCCCGCTTCGGCGGGCCTTCTCTTTTGGCAGGGCGCGCGGATCCTCCGCGTGTTAGCCGTGCGCGGCCCGCGCGCTCTGCCGCCATTTCAGGAAACGGCCGATGAGCAAGACCAACGAAACCCCGGTGACCGCGCAGGACGCAGTCACGCAGTCCCTTCTGCAGACCTTCCAGACCTTGGGCATGTTCGCCCCGAAGGACGTGCAGCCCGATACCATCGAGCTGGAGCCCGGCGTCACCGCGCAGTTCCATGTGCGCGCGCTGCCCGACGCGGAGTTCCGCAAGCTGTGGTCCGATGGCGATCGCGCCAAGCTGATCGCCGCGACCATCTGCGACGAGGATGGCCGCACCGTCATGACCGAAAAGCAGGCCGGCCAGCTCAAGCCGCGCGTGGCGGCCCGGTTCCAGGAGATCGCCCTCAAGCATGCCGGCTTCGGTGAGGCGGCCGAGGTCATCCAGGCGGAAGCGGGAAACGACTGAGGCAGCGCGGCGAGGACTGGTTCTGGCACGTCCTCGCCGGGCACCTGCACCGAACCGTTGGGGAGCTGCGCGCCGTCATGACGCGGCGCGAGTTCCTGTGGTGGTGGGAGTTCCACCAGCGCAACCCGCTCGATCCGGTCAGTCTGCACATCAAGCCCGCTGCCTTCATGGCCTACATCACCGCTGCGCACAGCCAGGGCGGCACCAAGCGCAGCATGCAGCACTTCCTCGATTCCCTGTTGCCCCGGTCCGACGAGGACGAGGCCCAGGACTGGTTCGATTCTCTGTGAGGCCCCATGGCTGAAACGTTCGGTCGCTTCGCAGCGGCCCCCATCGGTCCGCTTCTGGCTGCTCGCGACGGCGGACTCACCTTGGCCACGACAGCGGCCGCCGACCTCAACCGCATGGCCCGCTCCGACATTGCCCAAGCTGAAGGCACGGTCGGGGTGGAGTTTGCCGTGTGGGGCGATGACGAGATGGCGGCCGTCGTCGGCATCGTGACAGGCTCGGCGCCGCTGGACGCCTATCCGGGTGCCGCTGCTGGCGGGCTGGGTTGGAACCTGGCCGGCGGCCGCCTGCTCATCAACGGCAGTGTGGCCGCAGTGGGGCTGCCCCTCGTCGGCCGCGGCGACACGGCCGGGCTGCTGGTGGAGATCGGCAGTCCGAGCCGCCTGAAGCTGTACCGCAACGGCGAGCTGGTGCACCAGCGTGACTTCGCCATGGCCGGTCCGTTCTACTTCGCAGCTGCGCTCGCAGCGACGGAGGCCGGCGGCCTGAACATGGCCGTCAATGCTGGCCAGTGGGGCGCCCGTAGCCCAGCAGCTGCCGCCGGCTGGCGTGTGGCAAGCCCGGCGGTGGATGTGGTCCGGCTGTCCGACGTGGACTGGCTGACCGCGCCCGGAGACACACCCAGCAATGCGCGATTCGAGGGGGTGCTTGCTGAGGGCATCAACCTGGTCAGCGAGATCAACTTCTGGCCGTGGGGCGGCGAACCGGTGAGCCAGACCAGCGCCGCCGAGTGCACAGTGTTGGACGCCGAGGGCCGCCTGGACGAGCTGGCCCAGCGTGGGTTGTCCGGCGTGCCCGTGCAGATCCGCATGGGGTCCGAGGCTGGCATGCTCAACGACACGGTGCCGGTCTTCCGCTTTTCGGTGGACCGGATCGAGATCAACGACGACGGCAGCAAAACACTGCACTTCAAGGACGCCCACGACGACCTCGACGGCACTATCAACCGTGGGGTGTTCCTGCCCAACATCACCGGTCTGGCGTGGAAGCCGCAGCCGGTCGTGATCGGCGCAGTGGCCAGCGTGCCGGCAATGGGAGCCAATTCCGACTCGACGGCTATGTTTGTGGCCGACGGCCCGGTCTTCGCGGACGTGGTGATGGACCGTGGCGACACGATGGAGCCTGGCACCTACACCGTGTCGCCCGACGGTCAGCAGCTCATCATGAAGTCGCCGCCGGTGACGCCGGTGGTGGCCGACCTTTCCAGCGTGGGTCCCGGTCAACAGCCCGCGACGCTGCAGCAGGCGATGGCGGACATCATGGGCCGTCTGGGCAAGTCGGCCTGGGTGGCAACGGACTGCGCAGCGATCGACGGCGCCACCGGGTACGCGGGCATCGGGTACTACGCTGGCAACGCCATCACTGGCCGGGACGCGATGAACGCGATTCTGCCCAGCTACAGCGCGGCCTGCTACCAGGATCCGAATGGCGCGCTCCGATTCACCCGGGTGGTGGCTCCGGAGAGCTACGCCGGCGCGCCGGCGTTTGACCTGAGCGGGGGTGACCTGGCTGAGGATCTGCTGTGTGTTCCTGACGACGCCCCGAACCTGACGAGGCGCATGGCCTACCGGCCCAACGCCCAGGCGCTTGCTGCCTCGGACCTAGTCACCGACGTCGTTGATGTGCCCCAGTGGCGCCGGGACGAGCTGGCCGGGTTATTCCGCGCCCAGGTGTACGGCGCCGGGGCGCTGCACCCGCACTATCGACGCGCGGACGCGGCTGACCCTGTCATCGCCCTGTTCTGGCGTGCTGCCGATGCCCAATCCGAGATCGACCGGGTGGTGGCCATCTACCGCGAGCAGCGCTTTTTCTACCGGGTCAGCGTGCGCGGTGACCAGGAGCTGGCGCCGCAGCCTGGCCAGATCGGGCGGATCACCTACAGCCGGTATGGCCTCGCGGCCGGAAAGCAGGTGTTGGTGCGGCGCGTAGAGCGCAACCCTGCCACGGGGGACGTGGTGCTGACGGTATGGGGGTGATCCGGTGTTGATCGGGTATGGAATGCCGGCAGTTCAGTCGGTTTCGTTGGTAGGTGGGACCTGGCTGACGGCCGATGCCGGCGCGGCGCTCTTCGATGGCAAGCCGGGGCGCCGTAGCCGCATCAGCCGCACGGGCGCGCTGTCCATCAACATCGTGCTGGCCGAGGCTATCGTGCCCGGCATCGTGGCCGTCCTGGGCCTCAACGTCCCGCCCGGGGTTCAGGTCAGCGCCGCCGGCGCCACTGCCACCACCCTCCAGCTGCCGAACGGAAGCGTCTGTGCGTGGCTGTTCCCGCCGGCGGGAGGCCCCGTTTCGAGCGTTGCGGTGCAGATCGATACGGTGGTTGCCAACGTCGAGGTGGGGGAGATCGCTATCTTCCGTGCGGTGGACGTTGGGATCACCGACGGGTGGGCGGTGGCGCCGATCGACACCAGCGTTCACACCCGCACGAAGGGTGGCCAGGTCAACACGGTGCCCGGTGCCACGTATCGCCGACTGACGGCCACGCTGAGCGCGAGGGCGACGGAGGTGGTGCGCAAAGGCGGCCTGGTCGGGGCGGACTGGGAGACCGTCGGCCAGGCCATGGCGGGACGCCAGCGTGCCTGCGTTGTGCCGCAGTACCGCGACATGCTGACCAAGGCGTTCGACCCGGCACTGGCGTCGCGCACCGCGCTCTATGGCTATGCGGCGCAGCTGCCCAGCGCGGAAAACGTGAGTAGGCAGTACTTCACGGCCTATGTAGAGTTCGAGGAGATCCCGGCGTAGCCATCCGGGCCTTTCTTCACCGCTGTGCCCATATACTCTCGCCGTTGCTCAAATGTTGAGGTGCGGGGGTGGATTTCCAGCAGAAGGTTGCTTGCGCTGTGATCGGTGTAGTTGCGATCGGCGGCCTGGTCCTGTGGTCAGTGGTTGGGTCCAGCGAGCAGGCGCCCGTGGCCTCGTCCGAAATTCAGAATCCGAGCCGCGCCACGCCCGTATCCGGTCGATGCACAAAGCTTGTCGATTCATTGTCATCTGACGGAAGAATCCGGCCGGCTGATGTGGGAGCAGCCGGCGCGGTCGTACTGGTCGATGAGCGCTGGCTCCGGATGAGCTTCAACGAACAGAAGGAAGCGGCCGGATGCATATCGAATTACCTGGCAGGTTCATCGGAACGATGGATCGTTCGGATAAGGTTCGTGAATCAACGCGCTGGCGTCACCTACGGTGAACTGCAAGGCGAACATTTTTCCATACCGTAGTTTAAATCTGGCAACAACTGAGGCCCCGCGAAAGCGGGGCTTTTTGTTTAGGAGATCACCGTGAGCCTTTACACCTTAACCGTCGACCTTCTGGCGGAGACGGCGAGCTTCGAGCGCGATTTGGGTAAAGCAGAGCGCATGGCGGCAAAGAGGAGCAGCGAGATCGCTCGCACGATGGGCGCAGTTGGCTCTGCCGTTGGTGCCGCGCTGGGTACTGCCGCTGCGGCCGCCGGCGCAGCGGTGGTCAGTTGGACCAGGGAAATCGGAGAGCTTTCCACGCAATACGAGCGCTTCGCCCAGCTGTCCGGCACCAGCTCCCAGAACTTCCAGCGCATGGCGGCGGGTGCCACACTGGTTGGCGTCGAGCATGAAAAACTCGCGGACATCCTGAAGGATGTCCAGGACAAGATTGGTGACTTCGCCCAGAACGGCGGCGGAGCCATGAAGGACTTCTTTGACAACATCGCGCCTCGGGTCGGCGTGACGGCCGAGCAGTTCCGAAAGCTATCCGGTCCGGAAGCCTTGGGTTTGTACTTCAAGAGTTTGGAGCGGGCGAACCTATCGCAGGCGGAACTCACCTTCTACATGGAGGCGATCGCGAGCGACTCTGCAAAGCTGATCCCGATGTTGAAGAACAACAGCGCCGGCTTCCGGCAGTGGGGAGACGCCGCCCAAGCGGCGGGCGCCATCATCGGAACAGACACCGCCAAAGCGATGGCTGAACTTCGACGCGTCACTGAACAGGCGGACTTGGCATTCCTGGGCGTGAAGGTGCAAGTTGCCGAGGGCGTCATTCCCACCTTGGCCAAGCTCAATGGCTTGTTGCAGGATCCGCAGACCCAGAACGCGATGCGCGGTGCGACCAATGGCGTTCTGGAGTTCGGGAAGGCGGCGGCAAATGCCGCGGGCCAGTTTGGACAGCTGATCGTCAACTACACCAATTGGGTGAAATCCAAAGGGTTCATGCCCGTGGATGGCAATGACTCCCTTGAGACGCTCCAAGCGCGGCGTGGCGCGTTGTCCAACTCCCTTAAACGCTGGACCGGCGTGTTCAGTGAAGATGCAAAAAAGGACGTGCAAAAGCAGCTGCAGGAGGTTGATGCCCTGATTGCTGCCTTTCCCTTCCGGGGGGTCACCGCCACCGTTGATTCTACGGCGCGAGACCCGAATGCGCCCTTGGACTACAAGTCCCCGTACGACCCGGACAAGGCCGAGCGCGACCGTGCTGCCAAGGAAGCCGACGCCGCTCGAAAGCGCCAGCGCGAGGCATTGCTTGGCTACAACAAGGAAGCCGCCCTTGCGGCAGGGACGCTCAAGGGCCCATTGGCGGAAGCCGAGGCAAAACATGCCCAGCGGCTGAAAGAGCTCAATGCCGAACTGAAGGCCGGCAACATCGCGCAGGCTGACTACAACATCCTGAAGGATGAATCAGCGGCCGCCCTGGCACGCACCGCAGCTGAACTGGACAAGCAAAAGGCTGCCCCGCAAGCGCTGCTGGACACCATGTCCGCCGAGACGAAGATGCTCGGGCTGATCGGCCCTGCTCGCGAACGCTACCGCCGCGAGATGCAGAATCAGTATGAGATGCAGCAGGCGATCAACGAAGCCAATCAGGCCGGCGCCGGAATCACCGGCGGGCTCGCCGATTCCTTGCTGGCCCAGGCGCGCGCTGCAGCCGACGCCAGCGTGGGCATGGAGCTCTACGCCGCCCAGATGGAAGCTTGGGCCGACATCGGGATCTACGCGGTCAACGATGTGGCAGACGCGTTTGCCGACTTTACCGCCGACGGCCTGCGTGACTTCGAGGGGCTCTGGAACGACCTGAAGGACGTGGCAAAGCAGGGCCTCCGGGACATCGCTCGGCAGCTGCTGCAGCAGAAGCTGGTTATCCCGATCCAGACGCGAATCACCGACGCGGTGAACGGTTGGGGTGCCCAGGGCGGCGGCTTCAGCGTGGACAGCCTGATGGGCCTGTTCGGCGGCAACGGCACGGCCGGTGGTGGCCAGAACTTGGGCAACATCGCTGGCCTGCTGTCGAAGGGGCAGGGGCTGTTCAGTGCTGGCGCGGCCAGCAGCGGCGCGAGCGCCGGCACGCTGATGGGTTTCGGCAACAACGTGGCGGCGCTCACGGGAGGCGGTGCTGCGGCCGCGGGTGGTTCCTCTGCAGCAGCTGGTGCCGGCGCGGCAAGCTCATCGATGGCCGCTGCGGTGCCGATCATTGGCTGGATCGTGGCCGGCATGATGAAGAACGCGGAGCTGTTCGATCAAGGCTGGGACATCGCCAATGGGGAAAGCTGGGCGGGCAAGATCGCCACGGCGGGCGCGGTCGGCCTGGCCGATAAGTCCTTCCGTGGGCTGGGCTTCAACGACAAGACAGCTTCGATCCTGTCCGGCTCCAGCATCCACGCCAAGCTGTTCGGCCGCAGCGCCCCCAAGATCACCGGCCAGGGCCTGACCGGCAGCTATGGCTTCGGCGGTTTCGACGGGCAGAGCTACGCCGACATCAAGGCCAAGGGCGGCCTTTTCCGCAGCGACAAGAAGTGGACGCAGTACACCGGTTTGGACCCCAACATCGATCGCACCTTCGACATGGCGGCGCGACAGGTGCGCGGCGCCAGCACCGACTTGGCCAAGCAGCTTGGCGTGGACTTGTCCAAGCAGCTGGCCGGGGTCAAGGTCACCTTGGGCAAGCTGACGCTGTCGGCCGATTCGACCGAGGCCAAGGAGCAGCTGGCAGCCTACCTCGGCGACATGACAGACCGTCTGTTCACGGAGGCGGTGAAGGCCGCCGGATTCGGTGGCCAGCTCGATGGCTACTTTGAATCTTCGGACGTGTTTAGCGCGCTGAGCGCATCGATCGCGCTGGCGGTAGGGAATGCCGACGAGCTCGGGCGTGCGCTGAACGGGCTGGAGATCGACAAGGTCAACAAGGCGGTCGATTACTTCCAGGACCTGGCCAGCGTCGCCGGCACGGACTTGGCCACCCAGATCGAGAAGGTGACGGGACTGCTGGGCAACTACGCCACTCTGATGGCGGACGTATCCACGCAGCTGCTGACCGGAAATTTGAGCAGTTACCAGTCCCAGGCTCTGACCGTCGAGCGCACGTATCGCCAGCAGGTGAAGGCGGCCAATGACTATGCCAAGGCGCTGGGCCTGTCCGGGGCCCGCTCCGAGGACCTAGCCAAGATCGAGGCCCTGCGGGCCACCAACATGGGCAAGCTGCAGGCCCAGATCGACGCCGACAAGAAGGCGATGACCTATGGCCTGTCGGTGAGCGACCTGTCGCCGCTGACCGATCAGGAGAAGCTGCAGACGACGATGCGCGAGTTGGAGCGCGCAGTGTCCGGGGGCGACTCCAGCGCGGCGCAGGCGGCCGCGCAGGCCGCGCTGGGCTTTGGACGGAACCTCTACGCCAGCGGCAAGGACTACAACGCCCTGTATGGCCAGGTCACCGGCCTGATCGACGGCATGAAGGTAGGCAACCTCGACCTCGAGGACGGCACCAGCATGGGGCAGCTGGCTGACGCGATCGAGGCACTGCCCGACAACTTCAGCCGGGCCGTGTTCGACCTGGTGGTAGACAACAAGGCCCAAGCCGAGACCGCGACGGCCGTGCAGCAGAGCAATGCCCTGCTGACCGAACAGAACCAGGTGCTCAGGAACCTGCTGCAGGTTACCACCCAAGGCGTCCGCACCAGCTCCAGCACCGCAATGCGCGCAGCGCTTAACGCAAGGTAAGACTCATGCAGGCAAGGAAAATCACCCTGATCGAGATCGGGGCGGGCGGGCTGCCGGTCGTCACGCCCGCACCAGTAGTGCAGTCGTCGTGGTTCCCGGTCATCTACAGCCCGCCCGGAACGCCACCGATGGAGGGGGTCGTCCCCAGCCCGGTAGCAGACGGGGTGCTCATCGAATGGGATGCCGTGGATCAGGAAGGGGTGATCTACATCATCGAGCGTGGTCCGGCGGCGGATGGCCCTTGGACGGAAGTGCACCGGACTACTGAAACCCGATACCTCTACAGCGATGGCAGCGGCCAGGTCTGGTGGTTCCGCATTACCGCCACCGTGCGCGGCCAGACTGGCGACAGCAGCATTGTTGAAGGGCAGCCGGGGAGGGTCCCTAACTATGCTGAGATGGAGGCGCTGAACAACGCGCTCATTCAGGAAATCCTTGATCGCCAAGCCGGTGACGCTGCCTCAGTGAATCAGGCGCTTGGAGAAGCACGCGAGTACACCGACGCCCAGGTGGCGGCCCTCAATGGCATCGTCAAAGACATCGTAGGGGCCGATCAGTGGAACGTTATCGACACCTACCCTTCGGGGGACTTCGTTCGCCATCAGGGCATGATGTATCGCGCTCTGGTGGAAAACTCGAGCGTAGAGCCCGGCACCGATGCGGCCAAGTGGCAGAAGATCGGAGATTACACCTCGGTCGGCGACGCTCTTGCCGCATCAATCAGCATGGCGACGCAGAACGCTAGCGATATCCGGGCCGAGGCGACGCGGATCGATGCCGTTGCTACGAGGATGCCAGTGGGCACCGGAGGGCTGGCCACGGCAGCGAGCGTGTCGAGCTTGTCGCAGTCGACTACGGACAGCTTTTCAGCAATGGGGCAACGCGTGGGCTCCGTCGAGTCCAAGGTTCCTGCCGACGGTGGCCGGGCAGCGAGTGCAGCGCAGGTAAGTACTGTCGATCAGGCCCGCTCAAGCGGCGACATCGCGTTGGGGCAAAGGATCGATGCGACCAATGCGGCGTTGTCCGGCAAGGCCAGCTCAGACGCCCTGAATCTGCTCAAGGCCCAAGTCCAGAACACCGACGGGAGAGTTGACGCCAATGCCACTGCGGTAGCGCAGGTGCGTGCGCAGCAGACCGGCGGCGGGAACATGCTGCGCAACTCCGATTTTGGGATGGGGGCCGTGGGTTGGAACTTCGCCACCAATCCCTGGGCTGTCGTACTTCAGAAGGACTACGCAGGGGCAGACTGGGTGCCGGCGGGCGGAGCCCAGTTGGGTTTCAGCGCGGGCGGAATTCCCGCCAATGGCGTCGCGCTCGATCACGACGTTTGGCCTTCTGCAATGCCCGGTGAAAATTGGATCTTCTCGGCATATCTGGCCTGCCACCGGTGCGTGTCATATATCCAGCTCATTGCATATGACGTTGCGGCGAACGTGATCGGATTCACCAGTTCTGATGTTGCCCAATCCTTTGGCGGCAAAGCATTAAAGGACTGGAGGCGTGTTAGCGCGTGGTTCCCGAACGGGACGCCCGAAGGCACGGTCAGGGTGATGGCGCGCTGGTGGACGCACAACGCCAGTGGGGACAATCCGTTCTCGTGGATCACGCAGCCGATGCTTGAAAAGGGGGCACCTGGACAGACGCAGCCCTCGCCCTGGTCGGTCGGCGCCGCCGGCGTATCAGCTGTAACCCAGATGCTCGAAGCGCGAGCGACGACTTTGGAAAACGGTCAAACGCGTCTGTTCGCCAAGGCCGGCGTAATGCTCGACGTGAACGGCAGGGTGATCGGCTGGTCCGCCAACAATGACGGCCGCCAGGGAATCTTCGATGTTGTGGCTGATCGCTTCAACGTCACGGATCCAAACGGAACGGGCAGCACCACCTTCGAGGCCGGGCGTTGGGTCACGCGATCGGGCGGGTACATGCAGGTGCACGGCAAGCCATTTGGCACGACGGGAGACCTTATGATGTACATCGGCGTCGGCTCCGATCCGAACGCCGCAAGCAAGGGTAACGGGATCTTCTGGATCGACAATAAGGGAAACGCATACTTCGGTGGAAGCTTGTCGGCGGGCATCCTTCGCAATGCGGTTCAGACAAACACTACCCAGATGATCGGAACCGAGCTGCTCAACGGTCCGTTCCGCACCAACGGCGGAAACCGCACCGTCACGCTCAGCTTCGCGCGCACGCACCGCCGCCAGCGCTCGGCCATTGGCTCGACCGGGTTTGTGGCCGGCGCCGGCTCAAACACTGCCCAAGTTCAGCTGTTCCGCCAGATCGGAACCGGCAGCTGGGTGCTGTGGCAGGTGCTGAACACCACTGGTTCGGTAGACATCTCCAACGAGCCGGATGGTCCGGACATTGCCATTTCGGGTTGGGGTGGCTCGCTCACTGTTAACGACAACAGTTCAGCTCTGGAAACTGTGTCGTACCGTGCGGTCATTTCTGCTGCCACCGAGCAGGGCGTCACTCATCAATCCGGCAACTTCGACTCGCAGACCATTACTCAGAACCTTTCGATCATCTCCGTGGAGCAATGACCATGAGCCTTGTGCTTTCCGAAGGCGGCAACAATGCGGTGGAGATGTTCGCCACCCGCATCGATGTGCAGTGGGACTTCAAAACCAACACCGGCCCGGTACTGTTCCACTTCGAAAGGGTGGACTGGGACCGATCTACCGGCCTGATCAACACGCGTGGTTACGAGCGGACGATCCGGCACGATATCGTCGGCCTGATCGGTGGGGAATACGCCATCACCAATCCGTACACCGGCGAGGCACTGGTCGAGCCTGGCTGGAAGCTGATGGCGATGATAAAGGCGGCCACTGAGCGAACCTGGGACCAAGGGACTGTTGCGCCGTTGACGCCATTGGACGACGCGGGGCAAGCAATCACGGGCACCTAGATGGGCATGAGAAGCGCCTCTGAGTTGTTTCGCGGCGTGTTGACCGCGCGGCTTACGCGGTACGCCTCCATTGCGGGCGGCTCACTGGCCAGCAGCATCGCCATGGCGCCGTCGGCGTCTGCCTTAATCCACTCCTGAGCCTGGCCCGGTGCCAGCCATACCGGCATGCGGTCGTGGATATCGGCCGATACGCCGCTGCTGTCTCCGGTGATGATGGTGAACGTGCCCAAGTGGTCGTCGTCAAGTAGCCTGCTCGAGTCCTCCCATAGACCGGCCGCCCACAGCGGCGTCGCGGCGTGGATGAACCATGGATCCTTCTTCTGATCCACCGGGCTTACAGACCATTCGTAGTACCCCGCCATCGGGATCAGGCACCGCCGAGCCTTGAACGCGCTGCGGAACGCCGGCTTGGTGGCCACGGTCTCGATCCTGGCATTGATGGTCGAGCCCTGCAGGCCCTTCGCCTTTGCCCAGAACGGGAGTAGGCCCCAGGCCAGCCGCTGAACCTGCAGGCCATCGCCTCGGTCCAGCACCACCGTGGCGCGCCGCGTCGGCGCCAGGTTGTAGCTGGCAGGCATGGACAACAGGTCGCCCACCAGCTGGGGAAAGCCCAAGCTGGCGGCATCACGGATCGGGGTTTGGACGAATCGGCCGCACATACTGCGGACAATACCCTACCGTCTATCTGCTTTCCGCCATCAAAACAGCATTTCTACACACCAAGTGCTAGGCTTTGATCGCAGGGGGCTGCTTTGTTGATGGAGAAAGATCGTGCCCGTACACGCAATCGCCTATGCAAGCCAAGCCGTGCCAGGCTTATCCGCAGGCGAGGTGGAGGGCATCGTCCATGACGCCGCATCGCACAATCTAATGGCAGGCGTAACTGGCGTGCTTCTCTACGACGGATCCCGGTTTTTGCAGTACATCGAAGGCCCCGCCGACGGAGTGGCCTCGGCGTACGGACGTATACGCAACGCCACGAGCCATATGGAGATGATGGAGCTGGGTCGGGGAATGACAGGTTCCAGGCGCTTTCCCTATTGGTCCATGCACTGCATTCCCGTCGAAAGCGAGGAGCTCGTTGAGGCCATACGGGCCGAATGGGCAGCTCTGGGGCCAAGCCCGGCCGTCACGCGAGCCAGCCTTAGCGGGGTTGATCGAGTCGCGGCCTTAGTAGCGCCGCACGTTAATCACTGACGCCGCTCGTGTCCTGCCCCAGAGACCTCGCGAATTCGTCGAACCGGGCGTTGCTGATAGCTTCCCTGGCGCCGCACTGGTCGCAGGTGACGACTGTCCCGCCCGCTGCGTCTTCCAGATAGCCGCGCAGAATTCACTTATGGATACTTCGACGACGGACAATAGCGGCGTTACCGTGACGATCTATCGAGGGGAGGGGGCCTCTTCATTGGAGGTCTCGACTATCCCGGATCTGGTCCTCGGCGACGAGGAGCTTTTGTGGGTGGACCTATGCGGCGCTAACGAGATCCAAGTGGAAGAAGTGTGGCGGGCGCTCGATCTAGCGAAAGAGTCTCTGCCGGCCTCGCCCTTGGCCACGAACCCCAAGCTTGAGAAGTTCGGGAGCCATTTCTTGGCGCGTGTCGTCGCGGTCGTGCCCGGCCAGAATTTGCAGTTCCGTGGTGCGGTCCTTACGATTCTAGCCGGCGCAAATTTCGTGGTTACGCATCACGCAGAAGAGATCGATTTCCTCGCCGACATTCGCGCTCGCTCGCCAGAGACGGTCTGCGATATCGGGTGCCTGGGGGAGGCGAGCTTCGTGGCCGCCTTGTTGGATTGGCATCTGTCCACGTATTTTTCGGCGGCTGCCCTCTATGAGGTTGAAATAGAGCGGCTTGAGAGCAGGATACTTTCGGACCAGCCGCCAGGACGCTCGGCGCTGCCCCAGCTTTGCGCGTTGAGGGGGGCAGCCTCCCGTCTTCGACGGATGTTGGCACCCCACCGGGTGGTGTTCGATGGCCTGTCTCGGCCTGACTTCGTTCCGGACGGTGCCGAAGACGTGGCACGGCACTTGCGGGACTTGGATGACAGGTTTGAGCGCGCCTTGGACGTCGTGGAAAACGCCCGCGAGCTCGTAGTTGGCAGCTTCCAGCTGTTCAGCACGCAGACCGAGCTTCAGACCAACGAGCGGATGAAGCTGCTGACGTTTGTCACGGTGGTTACCGGGCTACTAGCCGTAATCGCCGGCGCACTGGGTATGAACTTCCAAGCAAATTTCTTCAGCCTGAAGACCGAAGGGTTTTGGATTGCAGTGGCGGTGATGGCCGCCCTCGGCCTGCTTTCCGTCGTCATCGGCCGTAGGCGCGGGTGGCTGTAGCGTGTCGTAGCAAGGAGCCTAATCCGCGAAGGGCCTAGTCGCCACCGTCCCGGCGCTTGTGCCGCTCTTCAATGACGGTTTTGTTGAGAATGCGGACCGCACCGACCATTAGCAGCCGCATGTCGCGGACGATGTAGTCGGCCAGCTCGTCGTCGGCGATGTCGTCCCCGGGGATGTCCAACCGAAAGCCTTGGCCCTGAATCCCCCCGCCATTGCTGAAGTCGATCTCGAAGTCGAAGCAAACCCTCTTTTCCATCCTGTTCTCCTGACTGTGGCCATGCCTTGCTGAGGGGGCTGAGCGCTACTTGCGGCGCCGAGGGTCTTGTGGGGCACGAGCGAGCCTAGCAGGGCAGGGTCTTTTTTTCGCGTCCTTCACAGGCTCGGAGAGACATTTCGCCTCGTGACAGGGAGACATCCTGGCCGCAATGGCAGGGTGGCTCTGAAGGACGTCTGGCGGATTCGCAGGCACTCCCTTGCCGTAATAGATTGGCTGGGCGTGGCCTGCGGATCCGCTGGTGGTCGTTCGAATACAGGCGAGCCAGCATCATTGCCAGCGAGGACTCAGAATCGATGCCCAGCGGAAAGTTCTTTATGCGCCCCGGGGACTACATGGGGACCAAGTATGGGCTGGAGGCCCGGCAGCTTGATACTGGTGAGATCGTCCTTGAGGCTGTCATCGTTGGCCACAGGAACGCGATTGCCTTGGAAGAAAACAGCTCGCTCAGCTTCAGCGACATCGAGGAGGCGTTCGCCCACGGATCCCTGCTTGCCCGAAGACTGATCGAAGGCGGGCGCTAAGCTGCGGCTGGTCAAAACGGCGTCCGCGGTCCTACCCCCAGGGTTTCTCCCGTTCCCCACGGCGTAGCGACGCATCACCTCGGGCCACAGTCGCAGGATCTGAGCGCCGCATCCGTAGGATTGCCGCCCATGCTCCCGCCCGACTTCCGCTGGCATGCCGTCGGCACTGCCACATTCGACCAGCCCAACTCGCTGCTTCTGGACAGCACCGAAGTGCTGCGCCTACATCGACGGGTGGACGATGGCACCTGGTGGGTGAGCTTGAACAACCAGCGCGACGACTGGAACCTCCGGAAGCACCGCGAGTGCAGCAGCTACGCGCAGGGCAAGGCCGGTGCCGAGCTGTGGGCCGAACGACACCAGGTGCGGCTCCGCGCCGAGGTCGACCAGCGAATCAAGCGCCTGAGGGCCGACAAGCCCTTCCTGATGCGCTGAAGTCGCGCCAGTCAGGTGGGGTTGCCGCAGGCGCATCCGCTGCGACCGCGCCCATTCAAAATTGCCACATGACGAATGCAGACATCGGCAAGGCGCGCTGGGCGCGCGCACGGGCGGCTTCGCTATGGCAGCAGGCCGACGCCTTGGAGATCGATCGCAGCGGTGACTGGCGCGCGCGGGCGCAGCGGAGCGGGGGAGCTGCACGACTCAGGGCCGAGGCGGCACGATTCGACCGCATGGCTAACCGACTGGACCCTCTCACTTTCGACGAGGTCGCTTGACCGTGCGAGAGTGAGTGCGCAATCAGAACCTCTGCTTCGCGGCGCGGCACTCGCCCCACATCTCCGCCTTCCCGCCACTTTCGTGGCCTTCCTTCGCCAAAGCGAGCATGCCCGTGTATCGATCAATCGAAAGCCAATACCGCTGACCACTCGCGCCCGTCACGGTGCCAGAGAATTCACCGTCAGACACCTTTACCGTTCCGTCGACAACCTCCGAGGGAGTGTGAAACTCGGCCCTTCCCGTCTGGGGATCGACGTTGATCAGGATTTGAACAGGCGGTCCCAGAACATAGGTCGCGGGAGTATTAACCTCGCAAAGGAGGGGCGTCGCATTGACTGCAAGGGGCGACAGCAGGACTGCGGCGACGATAGCTCTCATAGCATGGCTCCATCCGGTGCAGGCGAGTAGATCATGCCGCCCGCAGTTGCACTAGACCTCCCAAGCGAAGTCGGTCCAGGTAGTCGGCCCATTCCTGCATCATGCGGACCCGTTCCGCCAGGTGAGTGGTGCGGTTGTAGGCGCGGCCGTTCGGATCTTTGACCGCGTGGGCCAGTTGGTGCTCGATGATGTCCGGCCGGAAGCCCAGAACCTCGTCCAGCAGCGTGCGGGCCGTGGCCCGGAAACCGTGCCCAGTTACCGTATCCTTGTCGAATCCCATGCTCCGTAGAGCTGCCAGGACAGCCACCTCGGACATTGGGCGCGAGTCCGTGCGCAGACCTGGAAACACGTAACGGCCGGCATAGTCCGTCGGCATCGTTTCCTTCAGCTCCCGCAGGATGACCACAGCCTGCCGGGCCAGCGGCACCACGTGGGGCTGCCGCATCTTCATTCTGCCGGCGGGGATGCTCCATAGGGCCGCGTCCAGGTCGATCTCCGTCCATTCCGCCGCGCGCAGCTCAATCGGGCGAACGAACACCAGCGGCATCAGCTTCAGGGCGGCGCTGACGACGCCCATGCCCCGGTACGCGTGCAGAGCCCGCAGCAGGCCGCCCAGCTGGACCGGATCCACCACCGCCGCATGGTTACGCTCGGGCGCCGGCACCAGCGCGCCGCGCAGGTCCTGCACTGGATTCCGTTCGGCCCGGTCGGTGGCCACGGCATACCGCATGACCTGGCCGCAGTTCTGCATCACCCGGTGCGCCGACTCGAATGCCTCCCGTGCCTCCATCTTCCTGGCTATGGCGAGGAAGTCCGACGCCTTCAGGTCGGCCGCACGCCGCGCGCCAATGGCCGGGAACACGTCGTTCTCGAACCAGGCCACCACCTTCTTCTCGTAGCCGGGCACCCACTGGCGGCCGCGCAGCCACTCCCGGGTGATCGACTCGAAGCTGTCGACGGGTATGCCAGCGGGAGAGGAAGCCACTGCTTTGCGCTGCAGGCCGGGGTCGACGCCGGAGCGCAGCAGGCGCCTGGCGTCGTCGCGCGCCTCGCGGGCGCTGGCCAGGGTGACGTCCGGGTACAGCCCCAGCGTCAGCAGCTTCTCCTTCCCGGCGACTCGATATTTCCAGCGCCAGCTTTTGGCGCCGGCCGTGGTGATCATGAGGTACAGGCCGCCGCCGTCAGCCAGCTTCTGCGGCTTGTCGGACGGCTTGGCGCGACGAATAGCGACGTCGGTCAGGGGCAT